TTTTTTAATTCATATTCTAATTTAATTAGATCATATAAAGTACTATCATTGTCATATATTAAAAATCCTTCAACGCCTAATACTTTATTATGGTATTGTATCCATTCTACTATCCAATTAATTGGATTATTTTTTTGCAATGTAACCATTACAGATTTATTATTAAAAATATTTTCGCTATAATTTAGTAATATTTGAAATTCATTATCTTGAATTCTTGTATGTAAATATAGAGTATCAATTAAATTATTAGATTGTATTATTGTATAGCATACTCGATCTAATTCAACAAATTTAAATTTTAAATCATTGTTATGCTGATTATCAAATGAAATATTTTTATGCATCCATTCTTTAGCATTGTAAAGAGGTGGCCCAATTAAAATTACCATATTTGAATTTATTTTAACAGCATCATACCATATATTATTCCAATCAAAATTACTATCAAATTTCATACCATTGCAGTAATCTATGCGTAATTTTTGTGGTCTAGCTGGTTCTCTTTTAAATCCCCAAAATTTTGGATATTCTATATTATTACAGTAACTAATTCCCATTGTTTATTTCTCTTTACTTAGTAATTCTTTTAATGTTTCTATATGTTGATGATAAAATTGTTCATTTGTTATATCTTGATTAAATATATTATCATTTAATTTAAATTTGTTTATATTTCTATGATTGAACAACTCATATCCATTTCTATCACGTTGACACATTACAGTACCACCACCCCATTTAGAGAATTGATTTGGAACTCCTTTGTGAAAACAGCCATAAGGCATAAAACCATAACTAGTATTTGAATCACTTTGTGCATTTATATGCCAAATTATACCAACATTTCGTAAATAATAATGTTGCCAAGCCATTCTGAATGTTTCTGCATCACCACCAAAATTATAATAAATTTCACAATTATCAGCATAATGTTTAACTAACAACATTTGTTGCCAACATTTTAATTTATTAATTAACATCTGACCAGTTTCAAATGGTTCGGCATCATTTGGTGTTACTTTAAATATTGGCCACATTACTGCATTATCATGGTATCTATTAGCTCTATCTGGACTCATTACATCACGCCAAAATAAACTACCTTTATTAACATATTCTATATCATTGAATAACTCTTCTGGATTTCCAATTGGAAAATTATCAGCATCAATCCATAAATTTTCACAATAATCACTTTCTAGTAATGCATATACTTTTGTACTCCATCCAGCAATACTACCATATTGTGTTATAAAGTCTTTAGCATTGCCTTTAATTTTTTTAATAGATAATTTAAGTTTACATTTTAGTAATATATTAATTTGTTCGGGTGTTAATTCATTTTCTCTATAAAATACTTCGACTGGTAATGATACTGCATAACGTTCTAATTCTTTTAATAATACAAAACCAGTTACAAATTCTTTACTGTATATACTAGTAACAATACTTTTACCTTTTTGGTATTTTGGTATTGCATTATTTGTTCTAAACATCTCGTCTACTGCATTATGTAATTCTTGCGGATTTACTTCCATATTAAGAATACCTCTTTTCAATTATGTCTTTTAACTCAGGAATTCTGTCATATTGGTGAACAATGCAATGTCTGATACCTTTAGATGTGTGAACATACCCATTAATGATAATTGGTTGTGGTTCTAATAAATTTGGTAAAAATTTTTGTATTTTTTGTGGATCCATTGTGGTTCCCAATTGTGCCGCCCAAAAATTTTCACTCATAGCATATGTTGTTATACTTTTATATGGTTCTAAATTTAACAATACATTATAAGCTGCTTGGTCTGGATTTGCTATTGGGCTAGTTTTACACAAACAATATATTTGATACCATAAATCACGCATTGTTTCTGGTTCACCAGCTTGTACTCCGCAATTCCAAATTGGCTGGTCTTTTAATTTATTATACATTAATGGAAAACTAGATTTTAAATTATCATTTCCCCAAGATTCATCTTTATATTTTAGACTTTCACAACTTGCTAATATTTTAGCATTGCTCATATACATAGTTAACCAATCACTTGGGTTAGTTTGAAATACAACGTCTTTAACATCTGTATGAATTACATATCTATATGGAGATAAATCTACTTTAGAGAAAAAGTTCCATAAATCTAAAAATCTTTGTACTACTACAACAAATTGTTTTTCATAATATAAATCGCCGGTAGATTGATTTTGTTTAAATCCAAAAACTTTGAAATTTTTGTCATTTAACTTTTTTAAAGTATTTCCGTCTGTATTATAAATGATCATCAATTTATCACCAACAAAACCAGATTGATCTATACTATTAACCCAGTATTTAATTTTATCCCAAGAATAATTTGTATAAACACCAACTATCAGATCTTTTTTTAATGTCAATTTAATTTTAACTCCTAAATTTTATTAATACTCTTAATAGAGTTTTTCATTCTTTTTGTTGTTATTTGATTATTCCAATATAGTATTAATGTATGATAATTTATATTAATAAAATTTTTTAAAACTAATAAAATATTAGTTGGTAAATTACTATATCCTACAATATCATCTTGCGTGATATCTAATTTAATAAAAACACTAAACATATTATTAGGATCAAAATGGTCTGCATTATTTTTCATAACTTTAAGTCTAGGTATATGTTTGACACGAGTTTCAGTACTTATATAAACAATCAATGGCAATCCTGTTATTTTCTTTCCAAGATTAGCCATTTCAAACAAATCAATATATTTCATAATGATGTCTTTCTAAATAATTTTTATATGATCTACTACATCAGCAGTATCTTGTATATTATTCCAATGATCTATAAATAAATCATAATTTAAATTGATGAAATTTCTTATCATTGACAATTTAATGCTATCTATAATGTTATCAGTTAAAATGTCTTTTTCTGTAATATCCTTTTTTAATTTTATTTTAATTACTTTATATTGATCAAACACAGTATCATTATTTTCCATAACTAAAATATATGGGTTAGGATCACTATTATACTGTCCTTCACAAAATATTCCAATAATAAATGGTAACTCAGTTAAATCTTGTTCCAGAGTTGTTAGAAAGAATCCTTCATCTTCAGTTAATTCAAATGATGACATAATAAAATTCCTATAGTATTTTACAAATAATATTATATTTTAATTTAAATGTCAATTTAAATTAAAGAGATATACGCCATTTACCTTGTCTGTATGTTTTGTGTATAAATTCTTCCCATTCATTACAATTCCAAACTAATAGTTTGCCATTATAATTATTGAGAACATATTGTACTTGGTCACTTCCGTTAAAAATTACATACCATTTATCACCATCATATTGTATAATATCATTTTGATAAATTCCTTGCATATTACCCCATGCATCACCAGTTATAGCTGGCTGTTCTAATAATAAGTATTTTTGACCAGTTTGTGCTGGTGGTAAATCAATATCTGGACCAGATTTTACTGGATCAACTACAGCAGTAATATTAGGTAATGTAGTAGTTGGTAATGTTGTTTGGTCAATTGTCCATATTATTTCATTTTGATTTAATGGATTTAGATCAATCCACCCACATATATCTTTGTCAGGATTATTATAATTAGTAATAAGTCTTAATTGGCTTGCATTAAGACCATATGATTTATATGGTCTTAAAATACCATAATTATCAAAAAATGCTTGCCAACTTAGTGTACCTCCTTGGTATGTACATTGTACTAATCCTAAATTTTCTACTGGATTTCCAACTACATTTACAAATGTATTATTACCACCTGATGTATTAATAAATCTTATATAAGTTTCGTTAAAAATTTCACAATTATATTCTGTATTAGCAAAAGCAATTTTACATGTATTAACTATTCCTTCTAATGAAATATCTGTTATATTAATTAATATAGTATTAAATGTAAAACTTGTACCAGATACCAATACTGGATTACTAAGTGTAGTATTAATTGTTGGTACTACAGTTTGAGATATTGGTGATCCTGATTGTGTTAATAAATTTATTGAATAATTTTGTCCATTTAATTTTAATCTTATATGGTTATTTCCAGGAGTTGTATACAACTTTTGATATTCTTCAAAATCACTAAATCCCCATTGTTCGGGATATTCTTTAATACCACTAATAATATTAGTGATAATTT